CTGGCCGGCTTCAAGGACACGTCGCAGTTCTGGAGCGATCCGGCGAAGTTCCAGCCGCCACCGCCAGACAACAAGCCCGACATCAACGAGCAGCTGATCCAAGTTCAGATCCAGCAGATCCAGTCGGATATGCAGAAAAAGGCGGCCGAGCTGCAACTGAAGCGCGAGCAGATGATTATGGAAGACGACCGCAAGCGCGACGAGCTCGAGGCCGACATCCGCGTCAAGGCAGAGGAGCTGAAGGCCAAGTACGGCACGCAGCTTGACGTCGCCCAGATCCGGGCTGAAATGGCGATCAACCGCGAAGTGATGAAGGCGCAGGCTGACATAATCACGGAGGCGGCGCGTGAAGACTAAGCAGCAGATCATCACAGACGGCAAGCAGGCAGAGCGCCTGCTCGCCGACACGGATTTGCTTCGGTTTCTTGAGGAAGCCGAGGCGGATTGCTGGACGCAGTTCAAGGCAACTGGCCCCAGTGACACCGACAGCCGCGAGGCTGTTTACATGAAGTTGCGCGGAATTGACATGGTTCGCCAGTCGCTGCGCAGCATGGTTGATAACGCTACTATTGAAATGAAGATGAAAAAGTAGCATAATGGAGAGATAAGAGATGTCAGACAACAGCACCCCGCAAGGGACTGACCTGTACAGCGCTCAGAATGCAATCAGAAGTATGCTCGCGCCCCAAAAGGATAACGTGACGACAGATGATGCGCTTGAGGCAGAAGCCGCGCAAGTGGATGACGCCGAAATGCCGGATGGCCAAGAGGAAGAGTATGAGGCGCAAGCTGACAACTCTCCCGTTGAGGGGTCTGAAAGCGATCTGGACGACGAAGACGACGATGACGGCGACGGATATGGAACCCTCGATTTATCCACGACCATTGAGGTCGACGGTGAGGAGAAAACCATTGAAGAGCTGCGCAGCGGGTTTCTTCGGCAGAAGGACTACACGCGAAAAACTCAGGAGCTCGCAGAACACCGAAAGGCTGTTGAAGCGAAGGATCAGGAGATGGATCGCGAGCGTGCTGAATATGCGCAACTACTGCCAGCACTGGCGGAGCGCATCCAACAGGCAGCGGAACAGGAGCCGGACTGGGACACTCTGTATGACACAGACCCCGTAATGGCAGCGAAGGCAGAACGCCAGTGGCGGAAGGAACAGGAGGCGCGCACCGCGCAACTCCAGGCCGTCCAAGCTGAGCAGCAACGGATGCAGCAGATTGCAGCGCAGAAGCACCAGCATTTGCAGCAATCGTATTTGGAGCAGCAGCGTCATATATTGCCTGACATCATACCCGAGTGGCGTGACAAGAAAGTCGCGGCCACGGAAGCAACCCAGATACGGGACTTCCTCCTCGGCGAAGGTTTCAGCGAGCAAGACGTGAGCGGGATGTCAAATGCAACGCTTGTGAAATTAGCGAGGAAGGCGATGTTATATGATCGTGGAGAAACGCGGGCCAACGAGGTTAAAGCTAAACCTAAAAAGCCGCGCGCCAAGATATTGAAGTCGGGTTCCAGAGCGTCACAGCCTAAACGCACCTCAGCAGCACAGGAAGCGCAGAACCGCGCACGGAAAACTGGTCGCGTCAACGACGCCGCGGCCGCAATCAAAGCCTTGCTATAGGAGCATAAACTATGACTATCATTGCAAACACCTTTACGTCTTTTGACGCCAAGGGTATCCGCGAAGAGCTGGCAAATGTCATCTCGAACATCGCCCCAGAGGAAACCCCATTCACATCCAACGTCGGCTCCGAAAATGTGTCCAACACATTTTTTGAGTGGCAGGTCGATGATTTGTCTGCTGTTGACGTCACGCCCGTCATAGACGGGGATGATGTTGCATCTTTTGACGCAACCACAGCAACCGTAAGGGTCGGAAACTACACGCAAATCCGCCGTCGCAGCATGATTATTGCTGACAACCTCGGCTTCCAAGATTTGGCCGGCCGTAACGACGAAGTCGCATACAACCTTGCCAAGCGTGGTAAGGAAATCAAGCGCGACTTAGAAACAATCTACACAGGCAACACAGCCCGTTCCGCCGGCTCGGCTTCCGCTGGTCGCGTAACTGCTGGCCTGGGTGCGTGGATTGCAACCAACGTCAACAAAGCTGGCGACGGCACCAACCCAACTGCGGTTGACGGTTCCGACGCCCGTAACGACGGCACGCAGCGTGACTTTACTGAAGCCATGTTGAAAGACGTGATGCAGAAAGCATACACAGCCGGCGGCAACCCATCCGTTCTGATGGTTGGCCCATACAACAAAACTGTTGTTTCTGGCTTTGCAGGCATCGCGGCACAGCGCTACCAAGCCCCAACTGATGGCCCAACAACCATCATCGGTGCAGCTGACGTGTATCTGAGCGACTTCGGCGCCCTGACTGTGGTTCCTAACCGCTTCAGCCGTGAGCGTGACGCCTGGTGCCTCGACACTGAGTACGCGTCAATCGCAACTCTGCGTCCGATCCAAGCTGTGGATCTTGCGAAGACAGGCGACGCAGAGAAAAAAATGCTCATCTGCGAGACCGGCGTCAAAATTTCGAATGAAAAGGCTCACGGCCTGATCGCTGACTTGAACGTATCGTAAGTATGGTGGGGCGGCTTCGGTCGCCCCATTCACTCTGGAGGTAAAGATGAAAAGACTTTTTAGCCGAGACGAAGCCACCGGGATCACGCGGTACTGGCACGTCAAGCAGAACGGCGAATACGTTATTGAGACCGTGCAGGACAGCACAAAAATCATCGAAGCAAACAAGCGCTCGTACAACGACGTGTCGGGTAAATTCGGGGAACACGCCAAGGTGGCCTCCATCCCGCTTTCCGTGTATTATGAGCTGAAGAAGCAAGGCATCGCTGACGATCCGAAAGCCCTACGCAAGTGGCTGAACCAGTCGGAAAATCGGGCGTTTCGCACTCGAGAAGGTACACTGTAATGGCGATCACAACGTATGACGAGCTCAAGGCATCCATCGCCAGCTGGCTAAACCGGGATGATCTGACGGCGGTTATCCCCGACTTTATCGCCCTGGCGGAGAGCAGCATCAACCGCGACCTGCGCCACTACAAGATGGTGCAGCGCGCCGACGCCACGCTCGACAGCCGCTATGTGCAGGTGCCAGAGGACTGGCTGGAGACAATGCGTTTCAGCATTACTTCGGGAACCACCTTCCGCATTGAGCCGACATCAATCGACGACCTTGTGCAGCTGCGCCAGCAGAACAATGACCAGAGTGGCCGCCCGCGCTTCTATGCTAACGTGGGAAACGAGATTGAAGTGTTCCCAACGCCGGACACGGAATACACCATGCAGCTCATGTATTACGGCAAGACGCCGGCCCTGAGCGCTTCTAACACATACAACTGGCTGTTGCAGGACGCGCCAGACGCCTACTTGTATGGCGCGCTGGTTCAATCAGCCCCATACTTGCAGGATGACGTCAGGACGCAGGTTTGGGCGTCTCTGTACACCAACGCGATACAGTCACTACAGAAGTCGTCTGACGAGACACGGTTTGCCGGATCTGGGCTCCGTATGCGCACGTCTGGCTATTAATTCCACAATGGTGTATATTGGCGCCAGATATATCTAACGGAGAAATCCATGTCACTAACAAACGCTTTTGAGACGCACACGTTGCAGTATCTGCTGACGACTGACAGCGTCACGCGCCCGACAGCTTGGTATGTCGGCCTCTTCACATCTGACCCGACTGACACTGGCACTGCTGGCACTGAAGTCTCTGGCTTTGATTACGCCCGCACGGCGGCGACATTCAGCGTCACTGGCGACACGGCGTCAAACACATCTGCCATTGAGTTTCCTGCCGCCGTTGGTGGCAACTGGGGAACGATTGGTTGGATCGGCATCATGGACGCTTCCTCTGGCGGCAACATGATTATCCACTCCGCGCTTGATACTGCCAAAGCTATCAATGACGGCGATGTGTTCCGTATCCCAACAGGCGACCTTGATATTACGGCAAGCTAATGGGCTTGCGCTCAACATATGACACTGGCTTATTCGGCTCAGGTCTCTTTGGCGAGCCAGAGACGACACAGGCCGCTGCTAGTGCATCTGTTGGCATTTCGGTCACTGCCTCTGCGGATACGGTTATTGACGCATCTGCGTCCGCCGCAATTGCTGTATCGGTAACACCGCCGACTGCCATTCGTGTTGTTGACGCATCGGCTTCGGTATCCCTTGGCGGCATTGTTTCTGTCAGCGCGGTTAAGTACGAGGTCATCCCCGGTTTCCGCCCCGGCTACGGCCTCAACACTTACGGCTCATATCTTTACGGCAAAAACATTAGCATCGAAGAGGGCAGCGCGTCTGCCGCGATTGGTGTTTCCACTAGCGTCAGCGCACAGGCTGTACGTCAATCAGGTGCTTCGGCAAGCATTGCGGTTGTGTTCACTGCCAATGGCGTGATTGACGTTGTGGGTCGTGCAAGTGTAACTATTTCAATTTCTCCAAATATAGCGTATAACAGGGTGAGATTGTTTTCTGGAACGTCTGCTATTGCCATCACGACAAGCGTTTCGGCGCGTTACAAGTGGCTTGACGCAGATGATCCTTCAACAACATGGACTTTGGCGCCAAACCCAAGTAATACTTGGACAGAAGCAGACTACTTAGAGAGGGCCGCGTAATGCCTACGACAACGACAAATTATTCTTGGAATAAGCCAACCGTAGGCGGCGACGAAGACGCTTGGGGTGGTTATCTAAACGGCAACTGGGACAGCTTAGACACGCTTCTCGGCGGCGTTACCAATACCGAGTTTGAAATTCTTGACGGCGCAGTTATCTCAACCGCCGAGCTTAATTACTTAAATGGCGTTACATCGGCCATTCAACCGCAGCTCGATGCTGCTGCAACAACTGGGAAGGCAATCGCAATGGCGA